GCCTTCGTACTACAAAGTTCTCGGGCTGGGGGGATACAGCGTGTGAGCGAGTGAGTGTGTTTTTCTCACAATAGCTCACAATAACACACGCGCACTCAGATGTCAAGCTCACAAGCGCTCACAATCGCTCACAATCTCAGCCATCCCCTAAAATGGGCCGTCGGAGAGAATTAGTTGTTACTGAGCGTTTTCCTTGGAAGCCGTGAAGGTGATCTTAAGCGCTTCCAAAGTCTTAGTAACTTCGCTGTCAGGATTCGCCTTGACGAAGGCTTCCAATGCGCGGAGTTGCTGTCTCGCACTCATCGTTGTTCCTGCGCGGATTTGACGTTGGACTTCGATGGTGTAGCTCGAGGTGATATAGTCCAAGGCGTCTTCCTCACCGAACAACTTGACTGCTTCCTCAGTTGTCTCCGGCATTTCCACAGTTCGTTCTCCGGCCAACACTTTGTCCTTGCCCGTTCCGTTGAATGCCTTAATAACTACGTTTTTCATAAGTTTTTAATCTCCTTGTGAAGTTTCGTTGGTTAGTAATTTCTCCAACGGCCCGTTTTAGGGGACGGCATTCCGAGATAATTCTGTCCGCGAGCGTACCAACCGAGACGGATTTCTCCGGTACTCGGAAATTATTGGTGCATATTATTTCCGCGTTAGCTCGGATTGCATGGCAGCAATTTCCATGCCAGATATTTTGGTTTTCAGAAATTCGTGCGTTTCATAACGACGCACATAATACATATTAGCAATGCCAATGCCAAAGTAAAAATGCCAAGAACGTACAACAAACGGAGCTAAATGCCAAAAAACTCCAACAAAAAACGTGCCAACTTTGACATAAATGACAAGGGGTGGCAAAATGCGTGCACTGCTGTCAAAATTACCAGAACGCTGTCAAAATTACCTCAAATGCTTTTAACTTCCAAAGACTTACCGAGAGCGTGCAGGACTGCTCTAGAATGTCCATACCCTACCGTGGGGGGTCTGGCACGAATTTTGCGGGGAGGAGGGGTGGGGGAGTCCCAGCCTCGCTTCTCTAGAAATACATTGTGTGAGCTTGCTCACAATGAGTGTCAACTATGTGAGCGATTTAGCTGTTGACAATCACTGAGAACTCTGATATTGTGACAGCGAACATGGAAAAGCTAGGACCTATCGTTGTCGATGGGAGAAATGGCAATGGAGCTGCAGGACCATCTGTCCGGGAACCGGACGAATACCACTTAGATCAGTTAGTAGCAGACAGCCTGACCAGCAATAAAGAGCTCCCTGGCCCCCTTTCCGCTGAAGAGCAAAAGCAATTAGAAAGTAATCAGAAGTGGGAGCCATCCGTCCTGCGCCCTCGGCACCGTGAGATCCTCAGGAGAATTCTGGAAGGAGCTACATATGTCGAGATAGCTGAAGCAATGGGGATTCATAAGCAGACGGTGATGCTAGTCGCCACGTCACCTCTGTTCAGAGCGGAGCTGGCCAAGCTGGAATCAGAGGCTGATTTCAACATCGTTCAGAGGGCTGAGAGCATGAGCAACGAAGCTCTCGATAAGCTCAAAACTCTAATGAGATCGGCCCGCTCTGAATTCCTCCAGAAGGCTGCAGCTGAAAGAATCCTAGACACAGCCGGCTATTCCAAGATTGAGCGCCGAATAGTTGGGGTTGTCAGTGGCGAGGACGTCATCAGAGAACTCAACAAACGACATAGAGAAGCAGCAACCAAACCTCCTAGCCCACCAACCGAAGCAGATGTTACTGGCAGTAATAACAATAATGCTCCTGAATGGATCAAAGATCCTCGGGAACTTCCTGGCGAATGGGGCCGAGAATAACGATAACTACGATAACTACGATAACTAAATGGGCCATGCTTTAGATGATATCCTAGGACCTCAAGCTGCTGAGCGGCATAAAGGCCTCGTCGCGCCCAAGATCATCTCAAGCGATCCAAGACCAGAACCAAAGTTTGACTGGGGTCAAGCTACTAACAAAGCTGACTTCATCGCTCATAACATGGAGGTCTATTTCGACAATCCTTGGGCGATGGTCGAGGACGGTCACATCTGGACATTAGATGAAGCTGACAAGATCAATCCAGTAAAGCAAATGCCCTGTGATCCCTGGCTCCAATGGACAGCATGGAAGTGGCAGCAGGAGGATCTAATCTCTCTATTCAAATCTCGTCGTATGATGATCTCCTGGCTCTTCATCTTCTTGCATCTCTGGCTTGTGATGTTTAAGGAAGGTCGGTCAGTTTTCTTCGTCTCTGATAAGGAGGAGAAGTCAGATGAGCTCATCGACAGAGTGGAGTTTATCTACAACCATATCCCCGACGACGTTATGCTTAAGCCTAGAATCCACAGGACTTATTGTCACTTTGAAGTACCAGGACTTAACAATTACATCCTTGGCGTGGCTCAAGGCGCCCGACAATTGGCTCAATACACTGCTTCGGCTCTCTTTTTCGACGAGTTTGCGCACTGGGAACGAGCTCGAGAGACATTTATGGCGGCTAAGCCAACTATTGACGGCGGTGGAAAAGTCACTCTTGTCAGTTCTCCCAAAGAAGGATTCTTCAAAGAAATCTGCTTTGATCAGGTTAGGTAAGGAGGAAGATGATGAAACGCCTAATAACACTGACAGCTCTGATGTTGATAATCCTAGCTCAGCCTCTCCTAGCAGCACAGGTCGTGCTAACATGGCGCGACAACTCCACTAATGAGAAGGGTTTCAATATCCAGCGGAAGTTATTCTCTGAGCCAGCTAGCGCTTATGCCAACGTAGCTTCAACAGGGCCTAACACCACAACCTTTACTGATACAACTGTCCAAGTTGGTGTAGTTTATTGCTATCGTGTCGATGCCTTCAATGACTCCGGCATTAGTCCTTGGTCACCTGAGGCTTGCATGTTAGCAACACCTGATGGATTAGTTATCGTCTATACACCTTGATCGAGGAACTAATGTTCGCCATTGCTGATGATCTGAAAGATGAAGGGCCATCAGAGCATGAGTTGCTTGGTTATAAGATGCTATTCCTTAGAGGGAAAATAGCTGCGCTTGATGAGGTCGCTGACAGGCACTGGGACTTACTAGCACCACCTTTACCACCAATCAACTTGCATGTTGAAGTTAATACGTTTGAGAAGCTCCACTTAGAAGAAGCTCTTAGAATGAAACGTGGTAACAAGACCAAAGCTGCTGCCATGCTGGGAATGAGTAAGAGAATCTTTGTCTATCGTTGCTCTCAGCTTGGGTTGCTGATGGGTGAAGATGAAGGGGGATATGCTGATGCTCGGAAGTTTCGCGCCACTAGGAATAAGCTTGTCCGTGAAGTCAATACTCTTAACACTGATTCTTAGTGGTTGCACTTATGGAAGTTACTCAGAGCGCTACCCTTTTCAGTCAGGCTTTGATGGTGGCGTCAGCCCATCCTTCTGGACTCAGAAAGTTCTGATAACAGGCTGGGGCTTTACTATGGCCACTCCATATGGCCCCTTCAATATCGGTTACTTACAGTGGCAGCGTAATATAGATCAGCCTAAGGAGCCGGCCAAACCCACTGATGCGATTTTATCTGTTCCAAGATAAGGAGATACCATGAAAAAATCTAGCAAGTTCCCTTTCACTGAGAAAGGTGAAAAGAAAGACAAAGAAACCAAAGCTGACAAAAAGAAAGAGAAACTCAAGAAAAAGAAATGAGCTACTGGGATTCACTGACAGAGGAGCAGAAGCGTTATAGATTAGAGCGCTTCAACTTCCTCCAACCAAAATGAAGATCAGCTCCTTAGACATGCCCTCAGTTGTTGAGGCACTCGGGAAAGTTAGAGAAGAACTCCCTGAGGCTTTGCCGATTGAGGAAGTGATGACAGGCCTGAAGACATGGCGCAATCCTATCAACAGGTTCTGTGTCATTAGGTTGCATAGAACTGCCGATCCTAAGAAGCGGACTAAGGAGTGGGTTGAGAAAACTCGCGCTGGCATGGATACTGCCAACTGGCTGCGTGAGTACGAGCTAGTGTGGGAAGCACTGAATGGAAGGCCTGTTTATCAGGATCAGTGGGGCGCAGAGTTCCACGTCTCAAAAAGCTCACTGGGATGGAATCCTCAGCTGGTGGTCGGCAGAGGTTGGGACTTTGGCTTGTATCCTGCTTGCATCTTCGCTCAGTTATTCCCACATTCTCGCTTGATTGTTCTGCGAGAGGCTGTCGGTGAGGACATTGACACTGAAAGGTTTATCTATGAGGTTGACCGTCTCAGTAACGAATGGTTCCCAGGCGCCAAGTTTAGAGAGTTTGTCGATCCTACAGGCAAGAATCGAGTCGGGACTGATGGCAGAACTTATACCAAGTTGCTTACTAATAAGCCACTTAGAGCGAAACAAATCCATCTTGGGGCCAACGCTCCAGCGCAGAGACGAACTGCTGTCGTCGACTTTCTTAAGGATAATGTCAGGGGATTACCCTGCTGCCTTGTAGATCCATCTTGTGAGGTTTTGATTAAGGGATTCAACGGCGGTTATATGTATGCCTATCATCAGGGCACCCTGAAATCTCATCCTGAGAAGAATATTTTTAGTCATATTCATGATGCCTTTCAATATCTTTGTTCTAAGGTCAGGACTGTTGATATGAGGGCTGGAACTCCAACCATTAAACCACTCGAACCTCGTTATGGAGGTAGAGTACCACAGCAACAGGAGGTACCAAGTAATGCCTAACCAAGTTTTAGTGGCGACTAATTCAGCCAACGCAACTGAAAATGCTAAGTTTCGGTTGGAGTATCAGGTTGTTGGTGGTGCTAGGGGCAATCTAGATTGGCAGCCAACTTTTGGAAACAACAACTCAACATTGGCCAGTGATCTCTACACAACCATCAAGAACACACTCTCAGCCCGACATAGCTTAACTGTGTTAGATGATGAGATCATTGTGCTAGGGATGCCATCAAGCACGCACGCATAAGGATTGACTAAATGGCTGACAATTATACCCCTGCAAATCCTACTGGCGGTTATGTCAATGGCAAGGACGATTCCAAAGCCTGGGATACTGCCTCTCTAGGATTAGCCAAAGGTGAACCAGCTGTTCCTATTTACACGGCTGAGGATGTAAAGGATGCCCTCTCAGAATATAATCTGGTTAGATTCTTCAATGCGATGCTTGATGAGGCAGAGAAGGTTGCAGCTCCACGCGTTGAGATCCGCAGGAAATGCTGGGCCTTGTACAATAACGAGTATGATTGGACGGACAAAGTCTGGTGGCAGCATAAGGCACCAATCCCAAAAGTCCGAGGAGCCGTCGATAAAGCAGTTGCCATCTTCAGAAAAACTCTCCTCAGAATGAACCCTTTTTATGGAATTCAAGCTGAGAGTAGAATGGGCAGAACTAAAGGTAGATTCACAATGTTGCTGACTGATTACCACTTCGATCAGGCCAGCATTGTCGAAGCGATGGTTGATGCTTTCAAGGTCGGCTTAATCACTAGCGAATCAATCCTTAAGATCTGGTGGATGCGAGTCAGAGATTTCAAACCAAAGTTGGAAGTCACTCAAAAAGAAGAATTGACATATGAGTTTGGCGTCCCAACTGGGAAGTTCATGAAGGAGGAGAGGAGCACTAAGCTTGAGCAATATGAGAAAGGGAAGCTAGGAGTAGCGCCAGTCAATCCTGACAATTTTTGGATAGTCCCAGGAACTCGCGGCAGAATGATTATCGAGCGAGATCAAGCAACCTTGAATGAAGTTGAATCGTTAGCTGCAGAAGGAATTTATGACAAGGAAGCTGTTACAAGGTTGCGAGAGAAACTGTCATCCGCTACGACAATTATGGAGGACGTCACCCCACCTATTACGAAGGAAGGCAGACCTGCCGCAAACAATTACTTACGCCAAGTTGACCTTTGGCATTTCTGGGGAGATATCTACAATACGCAAGGCCAGCTGGTTAAGTGTGATGCATCATTCACTTTAGCAAACAAAGAAGTTCTGATTAGGAAAGCTCGTGACAATCCGTTCTACCACAAGGACCCGCCGTACGTCCTTGGCACTCCATATAAGGTGCCATTCTCCATGTATAATAGAGGCATGGTTGAAGACGTCATGGACATTGCCACAGCGATCACTGAGATGGCCAATCTCATTGCAGATGGCGCTCTATATGATGCCCTCAAGGCATTCTCAATAGACATTGATCAATTAGATGATCCATCCGAAGCTCGTCAAGGAATGTATCCTGGGAAAATGTTCTTGCGGAAAAGTAGCAACGCTACCACGCCCAACGAGCAGTTAGTTCAAACAGTTGACGTTGGCAAAGTTCCTCAAGAAGCGATGAATATGATAGGACTGTTTGAGCGCTACTATCAGGAAGGCTCTTACATAAACGAGTGGGTGTCTGGTCAAGGTGGGAAAGGCGGTAAGACTCTAGGTGAGGTAAACATAAAAACTCAGTCGGCACTAGAGGGGTTGGACGAAAGCGCCCGCAATTTAGAAGTCACCTTGATCGAGCCAACCCTTGCAATGTCAGCCAGGGTTATATACCAGTACCATGAGGAATATACTTTGCCTAGGTTGATGGACAACTATCCTAACCTAGCGATTATGCTCCAAGGATTGAGCCCAGCTGAGAGATATTCAATCATGGTTGGAGATTTCTCTTTCGTCATGAGAGGCCTATCAGTCATGATTGAAAGAGAACAGAAGATTGGTGAGTTGAAAGAGATTTTGCAGTTGTTGAGTTACTTGCCTGGATTCGTTGAAAGGTTGAATCCTGATGCTACGTTGGAAGAAGTCTTAATGCCTTTGGGCTGGGATCCTTCCAAGTTGCTAATCAACCCAGCACAAGCATCAGTAACGACACCAGCTCCTGGCGCGCAACCTCAGCCTCAGATGATCCCTCCTGGGGCGCCTCCTGCGATGGAGATGCGGAACGCAGCTGAAGGAGCACGGATGGGAGGTGCGAGGAATAATCCTGTCGCACGTGGAGGCAACCGGCAATACAGTCGGCCAGTTTCAACTGCGCCACAATTACCTCCACCTCCCGCCGGTCCGGTTCCCGGACAGCCGCAGGAAGCAGGTGGCCCACTAGCGCAGCAATTGATGGCTGCTCTAAGATTCCAAATGGCTCGTGGCAATGCTAGGAATATAATGGGAGCTATTCCATGATGAGACGTAATCATCCAACTGTTGTAGATGTATTATTGCTTGGCGTAGTTGCTTTTTTGCTACTCTGTCTCTGGATCAGTTTCCTAGGCGCACAAAACTATCCAAATGAGATCAGAGGCGACTATCTCAAAACTGTCATAGCTTGGAACTGGACTAAAGGGACCAAGCCAGACACTCAGGGCTTCAGAATCTATTGTGGTGATATAGATAATACTGATGGAGATTATTGGTTTGCTACTGAATTTGTCACGGTAGCAAGTAAAAGTGCTAGGAATTACCTCATCGGATCGCTTATTAGTGAAACCTTAACTGCTTACGGGAAATCAACTACCGCGGCTGATGGGGTGCAGACGACACTCCTACAAATCAAATGTAGGGTGGTTGCTTATAACACTGCTGGAGAATCCAGCGATGCGGTTGTGGGAGTGCCAGCTGAGCCTACTAACACTAGATTTCAGATAACAGGGAGATAACTATTATGTTAACAGTATCATTGCTTCTAGCTCTAGCAGCTTTCATCTGCACTATGCTCTCTATCAGGCCATATGTGCCACTGTGGGTCGCCGTAACTTTACTTTGCATCCTTGAGTTACTAAGATCAATTCCATTAGGGAGATGATTAACTTAATTAACGAAGACGCTCTTGCAATCTGCGCCATCTGGCAAGAAGCTGAAGGTGAACCCTTCATTGCTAAAGTTGGCGTCGGGGAAGTTATCAGAGAGAGGGCTAGAAGGAAGTATAACTGTGATGGCTCAATTACTGGTGTTATTGCCAAGCGGTTTCAGTTCAGCGCCTGGAATGATGATCAGGTAGATAATGATCGCTTAATTGCTTCCCTTAAGATCAATCTAGCTGATCAGTTTGTTCAGGAGTGCTTAAAAGCTTGGTATCAGTCACAGAATACTGTCTATGCAAGGAAAGCAGTTTTGTTTGTCAACAAAGATATCAGTCAGCCTGCTTGGGCTACCACTGAGAGGTTGTTAGTCAAAATGGGCAAGCTGAGTTTCTATAAGGATTAGGAGGTTACTATGCCAGCGGTTAGTAGAGCTCAACGTCGCTTAATGGGAATGTGCGAGCACTCAGACCATCCTCCTGAGAACTGCCCTGACATGACCCATGAGCAATTCCATGATTTTGCTTCGACTCCTGAGCGCGGGCTTCCCCTCCGCGTGACAAAGAAGCAGAAGGAGGACTTACAAAATGGTTACAGACGCCGTTAGACCAACGTCCGTCTCTGACAGAATTGCAGCGACAGAGAAGCTCTACAATGAGGCCGAGCTTGGGGCATCGTCAGATACGGTGTTACGCGCTCTCGACCCCATCATCGAGAGGCGACTTGGGCATCTCCTCGACCAATTCGCCTTATGCGCTCCCGAGCTCGGTTCTCTTTTAGATTTACGAGCAAAAATCACCGAAACTTGGAGAATTAGGAAGGAATTATTGCAGACTAGAGATCGTGGTAGGAAATCTTGGGAAGTTTTACAGCGAATTCTGGACGAAAAGAAGGAAGGAACGCATGGCTGAGCAAAAAATCACTCAATGTAGGATCATTTTATACAAGACTGGGCCTGATAGCTATTCACCAGCCCTAGTCACAGCCGTAAATGAGGATGGATCAGTAAATCTGACCGTTTTTCTGCCTTCTGGCAACACTGTAGGCGCCCAGAATGTTGCTGAAGGGCGAGAAATAGGAGATTGGGCCTGGCCTGGAATTGACGCCAAGAAGGAGGATGACAAAATTGACCTTGGCCGGCATGGAGCTACAGGGCCAGACGATAAGATAGGAAAATATCAGCCTTCTGAAGAGGCTCATAGGCATAAATCATAAGAAAGGACAGTTAAAATGGCAGTAGCCAATCAAAATCCTGGGACAACTCCTGCTACGGAGCCTCAGGCTGGAGGTAGCGACCCAAACGTAGGCGGTGGAACGACTCCACCCGCAAAGCGGCTTATTGCAGGCAAGTACGAGACTCTTGAGGATGCGGTCGAGAACGGCATTTTCGGTCTTGAAAACGCATACCACAAGACGCGAGAAGATATCGCGAAACTTACCCGAGTTGTCGAGTTAGCTGTTGGTGGAGGTAACAATAATAATCCTCCTCCAGTTGATCCTCGTGGAGGTTATGCACCAGTTGGGACGGCGGGAAGTGGTAACTATAATGCTTATGGCAGAGGACAGCCTCAGCCTGATGATGTTGACCCTACTAGATTCCTCGTTAATCCAGGAGAAGTATTGCGAGAACGTGATGCTAGGCTCCTACAGCGAGTATCATCGGTAGTGGAAAATGTTGTAGGCAATGCTATGATCGTTGCTGACTTCAAGCGCCAGAATCCCGATCTAGCGCAACACGAAAGGATCGTCAGTGCGTTTATGCGTGAGACAGACCAGACAAAACCTTACGCTGATCGCTTAACTGATGCTGCCAAGATGACAAAGGAGTATCTCGTCGCTCTGCGAGCTTCTGGAGGGGGAAATCAGAACCCATCACCTACGGGCGGCAACTATGTTGAATCTCCCAGAGGGGGCGGACCAGGAGGCGTTCCTCCAGGGTTTCCAGGCGGTGGCTCACCACCTAACCAGGTTGACCCAGAGGAACAAGAACTCATAGATTATATCGCTGAAAGGAATAACGATATCTCCGCTCGCTTTGGGATCAAGACTAAGTGATCTCAAAGGAGTAAAAGCTTATGGCAGGGCAAAATTGGACGATAGCCACTGATGGTGGCCACTTCGCCAACAAGCCCTTGAGCTCTAAACTCCGCTACGTTAATACGAGTCAATATGTGTTCAGGCAATTCACACGGCCTGAGCCAGGCTTCGGAAAACAGCGGGGTGAAAGCATCGACTTCGATAAGGTGTCGATGGCTGAGACTCAAGGTGGTCAGATTGGCGAGTTTCAGGATATTCCTGAGACGAAGTTCTCAATCACCAAGGACAATCTTCAAGTTACTGAGTACGGTAACTCGATTCCCTGGACTGGCAAGTTAGAAACTCTGAGCGAGTTTAATCCTAATCAGCCCGTTCAGAAGGTCATCATGAATGACCAGAAGAAGGTCCTTGATGAGGCAGTCGCAACGGAGATGAAAACCTCCAAACTGTGCTATATTGCGACTGGCGCGGCAACTCAGACCTGGGACGTTGATGGAACTGCTTCCACAACTGCTACCACCAACTTTAACTATTTCCACTTGAAGGAAATGGTGGATGCAGCTGAGATGGGAATCTTTGGTTCCGGCAACACTGGCAAGATCATCCCGAAGTTCCCAGATGGCAAGTATGTCGTTATCCTCTCGGTCAAGGCCAAGCGTGGGCTTTTCGATGATCCTGAATTTCAGGAAGCAGCGAAATTTAGCTATCCACGCAAGCTCCTCAATGGCGAGATCATGGAGGAAACGGTTTACAACTGCCGCTTCGTCATCTGTGACAACAGCAGCGCGCTGAGTAACGCTAAGGGAACTAACTCCATTGGCGAGGCATTGCTGATTGGTGATGATAGCATCATCGAGGGCGTCGCTCTAAAAGAAGAATTGCGCTACAAGCTCGCGGTCAAGTACGGCCGTGATAAAGGTCTAGCTTGGTATGCCATTCTTGGTTTCAAGAAGCCGTGGGACTACGTTACCGACGGTGAGGAACACATCATTAGATACACCTCTGCCTAATAGTTGAGGTTGTCTAGGAAAGGAGAAAGTGATATGAGTTTTAGTGACAATCATATGTTCATCCCTAACCCACTCACCACAGCGGCGAACTCGATCGCTGAGGAAGCTACATCAACTGGTAAAGTTGAGTACGTGGCCCCTTGTGATCTTGACATTGAGGAGTTTGGAGTTCTGATCGCGGTAACACTTGGCAATACCATCACTACGGCAACTGGCTATGTATTAGCGAAAGTTGACGCGGCTGGTAACGAGACAGTTATTGAGCGATTAGTTGCTTGTAACAACTCCAATGGCTTCTACGCTGGCGACGGAAATCCAGGTGGTGGAACAGTAGCCGCAGCGACAACCTTCGCTTTTGCAGCTGGATCAATTCTCTCTAAGCGTATGGCAGGGACTCCATCCCACTTCATCGCGCAAGGTGAGATCATCAGGATGCGTGGTTCGACGACTGCTGGTTCTGCAACTGGTGACCTTGTGCCTTTTGTGGTTTGCAGGTGTGCTGGTAAGGGATACAAGAGCACGAACGTCTATAACGAGGGCGTATTGACGAGAGCCAATAACGCTTAATTACTGACGAGATTAGATTAGAAAGAAGGAGGTAACTATGGCAGATGCAAAAGACCCAGGGGTTGGAGCTGCTGCTCCTCATGCCCCTGACAAAGTAGCGGCTAGCCAGGCTGATGCAGCGAAGGCTAAGCGCGCCGATCACTGGCAGAAGGTAGTCAACCACACCCAGGAGCAAATCAACAAGATGCATGAGATCCTCAATGATCCTTATGCTAGCGCAGAGGATAAAGTTGAGGCTCAGGAGACTGTAGACGCGATGACGAAGATTCAGTTTCGACTGAAGAATCGCTACAACGTCGCGCCTAACGTCTAATTATCACTCTAACGGGAAACACCCTGGGAGGGTTCAGTAATGGCTTTGCCAACTCAACCGATCAACGACAAGGGCGAAATTGAAGTACCAGTGGTTTGTGCAACTAGAGATTTCCAGGGGGCCGTGGCTGAGACCATCGTAACCCTCTGGAATACTCTCTACACGATGAAGAGATCACCTGTTTACTGTCAATTTCAGTCTCATGGGTATGCTTTTGTGAGGGCAGGGGTTTTTAGGAATCTAAGAGACGGCTATAAAATGCCTGTCATTAGGGGATTCCTGATAGATGATGACATTCTACTCAAGGCTGATCAGCAGCAACAGCTAGCAATAGCGATAGATACTGCTGATAAGTTTGGGTGGAATTTCGTCTCACCTTACAGGACCAGAGATGGCTATGTAGCAGTTGCCAGAGCGAATGGAGATTTATTACGGCCTGATGAAGTTGTCGCTATGGCTCCTTTTACAAGGGTGGATAATGGAGGGTTAGGTTTCTACTATGGTGATCTTCCTCTTGACTATAAATTTCATGAGGAAGGTGTCTTTGGTGGAGAGGACCTAAATTTCTTCCATGAAAATCCACAGCTGGAATTGAGAATAGTAAATCTCAATCTCAGGCACTTGAAGGTGTATGATCTGACACTTGAAACTCCATTGCCCTACCAAAAGCGCCCGTGGACAAAGCAAAATACTAACATTAAGACGGCTGAGGAGCTAGGTCTCCAGCCCGACGAACACCCTAGGATTAGGGAATAAACGCCAGGATTGGCTAAGGAGAAGAAAGATGGCTGATATTGCTTCGACAGATGTCACTGTGACGATCATTAAGAATCAATTGGTCCGAGGATCTCCAGGTGCTGAAAGAAGGAATCTCGTCAAGATCGCCTTTGGAGATGGATCATTAACCTATGGCGCTGGAGTTCCAATGCCAGCAGCTGCAAAGTTTGGTATGGCTAAGTCAGTTGATTACCTGCATCCAGTCGATTCAGATTCTGGAGGCACCTTCGTTTGGAAGTATGACTATGCCAATAATAAGCTGCGGAGGTATGGAGTCATCGCAACCACTGCTGCAATGGCAGAATCACTGACGACAGCGACAATCCCTGCCGCTACCCTCTATATGGAAGCGATAGGATGGTGAGTTATGGAACTGCTTCTTGGGTGTGGGCACTTTCGCCAGAAGCGGGTTTGGGCTGATGATGATAAGGAGTGGAAGCAGCTAGTTGGTATAGATTTTAACTTCGACGTCCATCCTGACGTAGTTGGTGATCTAGCCGCCAGCTGCCTTCCATTCAAAGACAATTCGTTCGATGAGATCCATGCTTATGAAGTTCTTGAGCATATGGGGCAGCAAGGAGCTTGGAAGTTTTTCTTTGAGCAGTTTGATGAGTTTGCTAGGGTTCTCAAAGATAAAGGGAGAATGTTCATCACTTCACCCCATAAGGATTCAGTGTGGTTGTGGGGAGACCCTGGGCATACAAGGTATATAGGCCCTGAGTTGGTTTATTTCCTTGATAGAGCTAATTATGACAAGAACTATGAGCGTGGAACTTCTATGACGGATTATAGGCCGTATTTCAAGTCCAATTGGAATGGTGAGTACTTTGACCGGCAAGGCGAGAGTAATGTGATTATTATTAGGAATAGGAAGGAGTTCTGATGGCTTCATCAAAGCTACAAGACGAGTATGTCATGCCTGGGATGAGGCAGGTCAAGATCAATGGCACTGCTACGACTGGTAATAGCCCAGCCTTTCAGATGATTAGGGCTGAGAAAATTACATTGCAGTTCGTTAACAACACTGCCGGCGCTTACACTGCTGATCTCCAAGCTAGTAATGACAACACCAACTGGGCAAATGTCCCTACGCAGGTATCTTCAACAACCGCGGCAGTCAAGTCAGTTCCTCGAGATGGTATTGGCTTTAGAAATTATCGGCTCGCGCACACAGGTGGAGTTGGGACGTCTGACTTCACTTGTTTCATAGTAGGTTTGGAGTCACTATAATGGCTGCGCCAGCACTATCGACAGACCTGAATAGAGGTACCAGGACAAGGGTCCTGACCTATACGCAGT